ATAACCGCGAAGACCGCAAGTTTGTATTGGTATCGCAAGCCGGCATTGTCGCCAACGATGACGGGCATGGCGAAACGGACGAGTTACATATTGAACATGAGAAAGGCAGGCTCTGGGAGTTTGCTTGGCGCTGCCCCGCGTGTGAAAGCGTGCAGCCGTTCGCATTCGATCAAGTCAAGTGGGACGTGGTGGAAGGCGACGACCAGGCCACAGCGGACACAGCCCGGCGTGAATGCCCGTCGTGCGCGGCGGTTTACGCGGATACGGTTAGCGTGAGGCGGATGCTGCATGACAGTTATGCCGAGAATGACGGCTATATCATGACGCGAGATAAAGGCTTACGCGGATACGAATCCTTCCACCTCGACGCCGGGGGCATCTGGTGGATTCCGTGGGGCGAGGATGTTTTGCAGAAGATCGAGGCCGACCGACAAATGTCGCTTGGCGATCACACCAAGCTCATGCAATGGACGCAAAAACGCCGCGCTAAGGGATGGGACATGTCCCGCGCCGTGGTGGAAACGGAGATTCGTGCGGGCGACTATTCATCTTCCGACTACACCGAAGGCCGCATGATCGAGGGCGAGCAAATCCGGTTCGCCACCATTGACCCAGGTGCGGACCATTTCTGGCTCCGCATTCGATCATGGGCGCAAGGCGGCGAATCACGCGGACTGAAGGCATGCTATGTCGGGACCGAGGATGAGTTAGCCGCGATCGTGGCGGCATATAACGTGCAACCACAATGCGTGTTTGTTGACGTTGGATTCGATCAAGAACGCATCGCAGCTTTGTGCATTAGGCACAACTGGCGCGGAATTAAGGGTGACGGCAACCGTAAGCAGGGATGGGAGTGGACTATCCAAACCGGGCCGCGCAAGGGGCAGCGCGAGACACGTTTATACGGGCCGAAATATCTCGCGAAAGCAACCGATGGCCGCCGTTGCGAGGTGTGGCCAGTGGCAACGGAGCCATTGCAATACATCCTGCAGCGATTGATCGAGGGTAAAGGCGCACGGTGGGAAGTCGAATCAGATGCCCCGCCGTCCTACCCGAAACACCTCAACGCCGAGAGACTCGAAATGAAACGTGATGGACGTGGGCAGGACGTTCCGAAATTTACCCGAAGGGGAGCAAACCACCTGCGGGATTGCGAGATTTATTCGCTGGCAGGCGCACTCATGGCAGGCGCGTTCCGACCATCCCGCGAGGATGAGGCGGCGGCGGCACAGGCGGGGCAGGATGCCGGGGAATAGGCGTTGACATCCGCCGCATCACCCCCACACGGGGGTTGTGAGCCTGCATTCCGACGCAAACGCAATTTTCCACGCAGTCCGTGACGACGGCGCGGCACAGGCAAAAATCCGCGCCGAGTTCAAACGGCTTGCCGTCTTGATTGCAACCGACCCATCGGCATCCGCCCGCATCACATCCGCAACCATCGACGGGCAAACATTTTCCAGCCAAGCCGCCATGACCGAGGGGCAGCGTCTCAATCTCTTGCGCCGGGTAGTCGCCTGTCTCGACGCTCAATCCCCCATTTCAAAAACCGTAATCCCATATTTCTGAAATGGCAACCTCCCCCATCCTCGACGAATTCGGGCAACCCTACACCCGGCAATTTGCGCACGCCGCGAACCGCTCCACCACACGCGGGCCGCAGTTTGAAGTGCGAAACGACGACATCGACCGCTTGATCCCGGCAACGGACAGGAAGACACTCATGTCCTTGTCGAATCGCCTCTGTTTTAACTCTGGCGTGCTTCAAGCAGTCGTTTCCCAAAAAGCCGATTGGACGGTTGGCGAGGCATGGCTTCCAAGCTACCTTGGACCGGATGCGGACGCCGGCAAACAAGTCGAACGATTCCTGCGGGATTTCTGGTTTCCGCAATGCGAGGTTCGCGGCGGGATGTTCGATTGGTGGAAAATCCTTGAGCTTTCCAGCGTTGGAATCGACGTTTTAGGCGGGCAATTCGTCATCATGGTTGTCGGCAGCGATGGCTTTCCCCGACTCCAAATGATCCCGTATCACCGATGCGAATCCCCCATGGGCGCAAGCGGCAAATCCATCGTGGCGGATGACCCCTACAAGGGTTATCGCATGGTTGACGGAATCATTTACTATGCCAGCGGACGCCCGGCAGCATACAATTTCAACATCGGAAAAGACGGTGAATCAAAATACGTCCAAACGCCCGCGCAGGACGTGATTCACCTTTATGACCCTCGCCGCAGCGAGCAAGAGCGCGGCTTTCCGGCGTTTTCGCATGCGCTGGAGAACATGAAGAAGGCACTCACTTCGATTGACGATGAAGGCATCCGCACTTCGATCATTTCGCGGATGCACCTGCTTATTTTCAACGAATCGGGCGGACCGGATGTTGATGAGCCTACATTTTCGCAACCCGCCACCGTGGACGGTCAACCGCAATTTTCGCAGCAACGATTCCCCGGCGGCATCCGCTACATGACGGACGGCAAGGAACGCATGGAGGTAGTTAAACATGACAACCCAGGAGTCACCTACGAATCCTTCCAGGATCGACTCTTTCGCGATGCCATCATCGGCGCGGAATGGTCATACAACGTGTGGAAAGGATCCGGCCAAGGCACGGATTCCCGCGCTGAAATCCTCAAATGCCGCCGCGCCGTCGTTCGCCGTCACGGAATCTTGTGGCACCTTGCCAAACGCGCCATCCCATGGGCTTACGGCGTATTCCAAGCGCAAGGACGAATCCCCAAGCTGCAAGCGCCCACCTCATGGGATTTCTCTCGCCCGCCCCGTGCATCCGTTGACGATGGACGCGAAGTGAAGATGGAACTCGACCAGCTTCGAACCGGAAGCATGAACCTCGACGAAGTGCTGGCAGCGCGTGGCATTGCCGAGGATGATTTCATCGAAAAGCGGGCGCGTTCCGTATTCATGCGCAAGCTGAAGGCTTTGAAAGTTGCGGAAGAACTCAATGCGAAACACGGAACCGAGATCGTGATTGAAGACCGCGAGATGTTTATGCAAACAGCGAATGAAGTCGCCGAGCAACCTACAACCACACAAGTCAATGACGCTGATTCAGATCAACAATAAGGCCGGGAAAGTATCCCTCAAGGATGTTGTCATCGCCCCCGTTATGGAGCGATTGATCGACGAAATGGGACGTATTTTCGGCGCAAAAGCAGCCGCTCAAGGCGCAGACTTTGGCGCTATCATGAATTGCACCGAGAATGCCGTCGATGAGCTTGAAATCGAAATCCACTCCCCAGGCGGCAGCGTCTTGGACGGATACACCCTTTACCACGAGATCAACAAACTCCGCGCCCGTGGCGTCTATGTCACTGCAACGATCAACTCGCTGGCGGCGTCGATGGCGTCCGTCATCGCCATGGCAGCGGACAAAATCCGCATGGTGGAAGGCGGCCAAATGATGATCCACGAGGTATCCAAAGGCACGCAAGGCAACGCGGAAGAACACGCGAAAGCCGCCCGACTGCTCGACGAAATGTCTAACGACATCGCCAAGATTTACGCCAATCGCACCGGGAAATCGCCGGAAGAAACCCGCGAAATGATGCGGCAGGAAACATGGATGGGCGCTGAAAAAGCGCTGGCCGAAAAATTCATTGACGAAATATTTGACATCCGCGCCACAAATCCCAAACCCAAAGGCATGAGCTTCCTTTCACGAATGTTTCCCGGCAACGACGAGGCCGCCAAAATCGAAGCGTCGATCCTCGAACTCGACAACGTTCGCGCATCCCTCGACGCGGTTTCCCAAGAACGCGACGCTTTAAAATCCGAGGTTTCCGGCCACGTTGAAACCATCTCCTCGCACCTCGCTACCATCGGCACGCTTAACGAGCGGATTTCCACCCTCGAAACCGAGGCCACCGCATCCGCCGCAACGATCACCGCGAGCGCATCCAAAATCACCGAACTGGAATCCGCCGTGACCGCCGCGCAAGCGTCCGCCTCCACGGTTGCCACCGAAATGCTTGCGAGCATCGGCCAACCGGAACCGCTGGAAATCGACCCCGGCGCGACTGCAACGGAAAACAAAATGACGCTTTCCGCGTTCAACCAAATGACCCCCTTCGCCCGTATGAATTTCGTCAAGCAAGGCGGAAAGCTCATCTAATCTCATCACCCACCTAACAAAATACCACCATGGCTAATACCCTGACCAATCTCATCCCTGACGCATACGCCGCGCTTGACGTGGTTTCGCGCGAACTTGTTGGATTCGTTCCATCCGTCACTCGCGACCCATCGACCGACCGCGCCGCGCTCAATCAAAATATCCGCGTTGCACGCACCCCGGCCAACGCTGGCGGGCGCGACATCACCCCGGCAATGTCGCTACCATCGGCATCCGACCAAACGATTGCCAACACCGCAGTCACCATTTCCAAGGTTCGCGCCTTCCCATTCTCTTGGACCGCTGAGGAGAAATACAGCGTCGATCAAGGACCAGGTTCGCTCACTCTTGCGCAAAATCAAATCGCGCAAGCCATTCGCGCCGCCGTCAACGAAGTCGAAACCGACATCGCTGCCGCCGCCTACGTTGGAGCGTCCCGTGGATTCGGCACCGCCGGAACTACCCCGTTCGCTTCCGACCTTGGCGCATCCGCTCAACTCAAGAAGATTCTTGACGACAACGGAGCCCCCGGCAGCGACCGCAGCCTTGTCATTGGCACTACCGCAGGCGCGGCACTTCGCACGCTGCTCAACAACCCGCTCAACGCTAATACATCGCTCAACGGCGACATGACCCGCCAAGGCATGATCCTTGATGTCAACGGGTTCAAGTTCCGCGAGTCGGCACAAGTTCCAACCGTGACGGCAGGCACCGGCGCAAGCTACCTGCTCAATGGCGCTCTTGCGGTTGGTGCTACCACCGTGACGGTTGACACCGGAAGCGGCACAATCCTTGCGGGCGACATCGTGACCATCGGTTCACACAAATACGTCGTCGCAACCGCCCTTTCTGGCGGCAGCTTCACGATCAACGCCCCCGGCATCGTTGCCGC